TTAGTTGACTTTCGTCCAAATCACGGTATAATGTCTAGTGACAGAGTGATAAAACTCTATTGTCCCTTGTCCTTCATTGACTGAAGCATCTTGCTCAACTCTGCGGTGCTTCCGACAAACAGGTTGTTGGTGACGGACTTTGCCGCCTCATCGTGGGGCACATCGGCCTTGTCGATGGTCCTGATCTCTTTCTGAAGCTCAAGGAGGTGCTTGCTGGCGACCACTGCTGTGTCCATGAGCTTGGCGAGCACCTCAAATGCCCTGGGATTCTGTGACTGATCCGCTATGACTGCCAGCTTTGCTATGGCGTCGTTGGCGTTCTCTACAACTTCCCTGACGTTGGCCCGAGCAAAGGTGAAGTCCTCACGTGCAGAGTCATCGTGCGCTTTGGCTATGAGTGTGGATACGACTGTGGTCTGGCTGCCCATGGGCGCCAGGTCAAAAGCCTTGTCAATGGGTGATTCATCGTCTGTCATTGTTGTGGCTCTAGAGGATCCTCTATACTTATCACGAAGCCGAAGTCGTCCGTCGCCACAATCTCATCCACCGGAATCGAGAGAGACGAGTTCGACGTGGGCGAGCCGTTGGCGAGTAGTCCTGGTTGGATATCTATCTTGGCTACCGGGTCAGCGGTCCTGTCGACCTCGTCGTACAGGTTGGTGATTGAGTACTTGATGACCTTCGTGGACTTGACCGGTCCATATAGGTATCCCTTCAGGGTGAAGTCAAGTGTCCAGATCATGGACCGTCTTTCAGTAAACTCACCCTCATACACGTCGTCAAGGTTGACTCTGTTCAGCACCACGGGTATGTCGTGCTTGATGTCCATCTCTGGAATCAGGAGAGCAGTCACCGTCCAGTCTGGAGTGAAGTAGGGCAAGATCTGCTCTACGATCTTCGTTCCGTCCTCGGCATTCTTGACTAGGATGCTGAGCTGAAACCCGATGTTGTATGGAACCGGGTTGTACTGGTACTTCCTCTTGGACTTGTCGGGGCTGTTGTACGCATTTCTATTGATTGTCTGCAATTTTCTGGTGCCGTCGTAGTCGAACCCAGTCATCTCGAACGTCATCATCGGCAGCGGATAGGTAGCTGTCGGTCTGTCGATGTTGGGATCCTGGAAGACACGTGTCAGCGCCTTGTCCTTGGGCCCATATGTGATCGGCACTCTGATTGTGGAGACCTTGTTTCCGTTCTTGTCAGTTCGGTCTATGTAGATGTTGTTGAAAAGAGTACCGAACGTGATGATGTACTTGCGGATCAGGTTGTGGTAGAAGGGCGTGGTGGAGAACATCAGAAATTATTCTCCGCAAAGGGATTGCGCTCTGTGAAGTCCACAAAGTCGTTGGAGCCAAGCGGGAAGTTATCTGTGCCTTCCTGGATGGCGTCGTTGTCAGAAGCGGGATTCAGAGTTGACAGGTTGTACTTCTCGTCGACTATGACGTTCTCGGACTCGTCGAGCAGGATGTTTCCGCTCTCGTCTCTCAGAGCGTAGTCTAGGATGTTCATGGAGAACTCAGACTGCAGACTGTCGATCTCACCGATGCCCGTATTCAGTCTCTCACTGCCGTACTCGAATAGCTCGACTGTAATCTCCCACGTTGGCAGGGTGCCCATTGGGTAGAAGAACTCTTGCTTCTTCACGTACATGATCTTGACGCACTTCTGGTTGAGCGGGAAGTAGATCAGGTCACCTTCGTTAGGTCTTGATTGCTGAGTCAGGGCGCCGACTTCAGCTGAGAACACCCTCTGCGCTATGGAGAACACCGCCTGATCTCTGATCTGCAGGCCGAACTTGGACATGAAGTTGCCGTCGCCAGTAAAGCCGTCAACCGACTTGATGTAGAGCTCGACAAGTATGGCCCTGTTGTACTCGGAGATGTCGTCCTCACCGAACAGCCTGTCATAGCGCTTCAGCTCACGAGGAACGTAGTACATGTCCTCACCGTAGATCTTGATCGACTCGATGATCAGATCATGGAGAAGGTCTTGCTCGTTGGACGCATCGTAGTTGCGGAAATAGAAATTTGTGGCCACCGTACTATCCGATCATGTCGGTTGCAGGCAAGCTGTAGGAGAAGATCATCTCGGACTCTAGCTGCTGCCTCTCTTGGGTCGCCTCGTCGTATATCTGCTGTCCGTTGAACGTCAAGCCGCCTGGCATCTGCATGCCCTGGAACTTCTTAAGGTTGGTGCCCCACTGCTGCTTGATCAGACAAGATGCATATCTGAGGAGCCAGCGGTCCTTCCACACGTCTGAATACACGGTGGGGTCCACGATCTGGTAAGCCTCAGCGATGATGTAGTCGCCCTCATTGATGATGCTCCAGTCCATGTCGATGTACAGGCGGTTTACGTGCCTGTTGTAGCGCAGGGGCTGCTGGCCGACTAGCATCTGCTCGAGGAACTGAACGTGAGTCAGCGCCATGTAGTAAGGCACCATGGACACAGAGGTCAGCGTGTACAGGTCGTTCAGTGCGATCTGATATCTGATGTTGAACAGGTTGTTGGTATTGAGACCCTGACCGATGGGGAAGAGGTTGATTACGCCGATGACGTTCTCGGGCACCGGCACGTACCTGTCGATCTTCGTTTGGGCAGTCACCTGATAGCGGTAGAAGATCTTCTCCGAGCCGTCAAAGTGATAGTCCCAGTAGTAGCTCAGAGCCTCGTCGATCCTGTCATCGACCTGGTCGTCGTCGACATTGATCTCGATCACGGGCTTGCCGAGGTTCCTCAGGCAGTACTCCTTGAATGTAGCTCTTGTCGTTGGGAGTGCCATGGCTTTCCTACTTCTTTTTAGCTATTTATTAGATGAGCATGAGGAAGTTACCGTTCTGAACAACGGCTGGAGTTCCTGCAAAGATCCAGCCTAGAGTACCGTCGTTGATCGAGTTGTTGCCGGCAAACCAGGTGTTCTGCAGTACGTACGCGCGAACACCCGTAAGGGTTAGGAAGTCAACTGAACTGTTGGTCGCGTAGCCCGTACCAGTGTATATCAGAGTGCACGGCGACGTTGATGATGTTCCTGAAATTGTCAGTTGACGGCCTGACACTCCCCTGCCTCTAAACTGAGTTACTCTTTGTGTTGTTGTAGCAAGACTGATAGCTGCGGCGCTGGATCCCGCAACAGCATGAGTTGATATAATGTCTCTAAATGTGTTATTGCCGGTAATAGTAAGGATACCTGGGCCGCTCTGGTCTATTGCAATTCCGGAATAAACAATATCGGCACCGTTAAATGTTTTAGCGGACGCTGATGCCATACTAATCGTACCATTACTACCTGAGGCAGTAAAACCAGAAGGATTAGTTACGGTAAATGGTGATGATACAAGCGTGTAAGTACCAGATCCAAAGACTAGCCCTCGAGTAGTAGCAGCTGTGCTAGAAGCAAATGTTTGAGTGGTGAGGTTAAAATTGTTAAGATTAAAGGTACCTCTAGTGAGTGTTAGTTGTGCGCCAGTAGCTGAATAGGAATCTTGAAGTGTAACGGTGCCACCGGGTGAGTCAATTGTTAGCGCTAACATCGGCCGGCCGGCACTGGTTATTGTCTGGGTCCCTCTACCACTAAATGTAACGGTTGACGTAGTGCCTATCGAAGTACCGGTACCATTTATCCAATCACCGTAGATGGTAAAGGCATTTGAAACATTGAATGTCATTGTGTTTGTGGTGCGCGCAGACATATTGATCGTACCAACATTATACGATGCATTCATTGTTATACTGGCGCCAGAGTTTAGACCAGTTCCCTGAAAAACACATGTATCTTGCGCAAGAGGAAAGTTATCGATTGCAGGTGTGCCACCGCTACTTGTTGCCCAACCGGTTGCTGACCAGTTACCCCCACCTGCTAGATTCCAGAACTTTGTGGTGCCAGCAGGGAACGTGATACCACTGTTACCTTTACAGTCACCGAGTCTTGTACCAGATGCAGGTGCAGCTGCACCTGCAATCGTGATATCACGGAAGTCGGCGTCGGTGCAAACAAAGGAACCACACGTTATTGTACTTGATGTTCCAATTAAACCAGATGTAATATATGTACGAAATGATGGATTATTTATTGGAGCCGTAATTCCGAATTGGCCATTCACCGTTATTGATGATGGCATGCTATAGCTGTTGACCCCCGCTGACCCCCTACCTGTTATCGTAAGGTTGTTGAAAACTGCACCACCAGATATACTTCCACCTAAGCTATTAAACACAACGTTGTTAAAGGTTTTATTATTTGTTCTAACTACTGCAAATCCATTTGTATTGATATTAATTGTTGATGTGTTTGCATTGAAGGTCAATGCGTTCGATTCTGATTCTGTTGTACCAAGATCGAGCGGTGATAAGGCAGTAAGGGTGATGGTGCCAGAGCCAAGACTTATAGTTTTTCTACCAAAGCCAACTAAAGACAATGCAGAAATACTAAGATTAAAATTTGCAAGGCTGAACGTACCGTTGGTCACCCCTAGAACAGTTCCACCGCCCGAAGTAAGAGTACTACCTAGAGACCACCCACAACCTATCCCATCCACAGTTATATTGGAAGCTAGAGTGACTCCATTTGTTGTAAATGTTCGACCCGTTGTAGATCCGGAAAGTGTTATATTACCCGAATAGGTTCTGGTTAAACCTGTGGTGGGTAATGTCACGTTGTTGTGTACAATCAATGCCGCTGCCCCTGACAACGTGATATTGCCAGAGGCAGGCGGGGAAATAGTCAATGACTTGCATCGCATAGTCGTATCAATTGTGGCTGTATATCCGGTAGGGTTGGACAAATTATTAAATATAACATCGTCGTGACTGCGGGGAACTGATGCGCCACCGGCGCTTCCAGAGTCCAATGCCCATCGTGCTGTGTCTGACCAGTTACCTGTACCACCCACCCAGTAACGAACCGAATCGGCCGGCTTTGCAGTTCTGTAAACCGGTGCACCAGCAGTGCCTGTAGAGTTTGGGCCTGCATAGAACTCACCTGGCGAATTACTAGTAAGACCAGTACTGCCCATAGCTAGGTAATCAATTCCGCTAACAGCTTGACCGGAAATTGATATATTTGCAGAACCTCCTGTAACAGTGACCACATTACCGAGCGTGCCTGTAACAGTCCAAGCGCCAAAGGTTTGAAAACTAGCACCAAATGCAATTGTATGAGCCACTGTTTTGGTCGATGCTAGTTCTGCAAACGTATTGTTACCGGTAATGGTTGTAGTTGATGTGCTTGTCGCCCCGCCGATCGTTAGTCTATTGTATGATAGACCACCACCATTAAATGTTCTAGCAGATGTAGTGTTGTTCGAAAGAACAATATTGGCAGTTCCTGGAATAAAAACTAAAACGCCATTGTTCATGTTCCACACTGTATCTATTCCAGTTAGGGTCCAGGTACCGCTACCCATATTCAATATATTACTAGTTCCACTTGGCGTTGTAAAGCTACCAGTTGTTACATTAAATGATGCCGCATTAAATGTACCTGATCTCAATGTTATGAATCTAGTAGATTGAACTGTCAATGCATCTGCCAGTTGCAATGTCCCGGACAAAGTCATTTCAATTTGTAAATCACCCGCCAATGTAACACCATTACTAGTTAAAGTGGAAGTTCCTCTACCTATAAAGAGAAGACCTCCAGAACCACTAATGGTAATACCTGTCCCAAATGTGCAATTTCTGGAAATTGAAAGACTGGTCGTAAATGCAAGAGTCATGCTTGTTGTTCGTGCCCCGGCATTTAGGGTACCTATACGCCAAGGGGTTTCTATAGATACCGTTCCAGCCGCTCCTGCATTGTCAAATACTGCAGTATCATGTGCTAGAGGAAAGTTGTTTATATCTGGAGAACCACCAGATGATAGAGCCCAACCTATAGCAGACCAGTTCTGTGATCCTGCAAGATTCCAGTATACGGTTTTCGGCGCAGGAAATGTTATGCCCGAGTTGCCACCAATATCACCTGCTCTTGTTATTGAAGATCCTGCTGCAGCCCCAGCAATGGTGATATCTTGAAAGTCACAATCTGACAGGGAAAGTGCATTTACGGTAAGAGTACGGATATTACCAGGTACAGTGGATTCGAATTGAATTCGATTGGTGGGTGATATAGACCCAGAATCAGAAAGAGTTCCCGTTATTATCTGATTATCTGCTATCTGTACCGTCTTGATGCCAAAGGCTTTGGCAATTTGCATATTTAGAAACGTATTGGATCCCCTTAGAGTTACGCTTGCATTTGAGGTGGCTGTATACTGTACACTGCTAAATGTCAGTCCGTTGCCTTCAAATGTCACCGATGTAGCACTGCATACGATAGTTGATGTTCCCGCGTCAAGAGTTAAATTGACTCGAGATGAAAAGTTAATAGGTGTCGATCCACTTAGAGTCACTGTACTGGAACCAAGTATAATCGAACGCACTGTTGAGCCAGATGATAGTAGTGTCGCTGATGTAACACTAAATCCTCTGGTGTCGAACGTGCCATTTGAAATGGTTATGTTGGTACCAGGAGCAGTCAACGCATCTGCAAGTTCCACATAACCGCCAAATGAATCTACAATTACACCGCCCGGAAAGGTTTTACCGGCACTGGTGATGGTCTGCGTGTTTCTCCCCGAAAAAGTTATCGCATTACCACCTGATGTCGAAATGCCCGACCCGTATATCCAACTACCATACACTGTAAATTGAGCACCTAGATTCAGCGTCAATGCGCTTGTTCTGGCACTCATGTCGACAGTGCCGCAGTACGGCACCGCACTGTCCATGGTGTGTGTACCAGCTGCCGTATTCTGATCAAACACAGCGGTGTCTTGCGCTAGTGGAAAGTTGTCAGTGCTTACAGCGCCGCCAGATGTTGCTGCCCATTGGTCATCCGACCAGTTGCCAGTACCAATTCTAAACACTCTCTTGGGTGTACTGAACGTAATGCCACCGTTACCACGCAAGTCACCAATGCGTGTTCCTGATATTGGAGCTGCTGTTCCTGTAACTATGACGTCTCTAAAGTCTGCATTAGTTAGAATGGTTGATCCGTTTACCGTAAGTAGTGGTAGCGCAATACCATAGGTAGCAGATCGAAACCAAACACGGCGATTGCCAGCAGTGCCAGTAGTAGAAAGTGTACCGTTGATTATTTGCCTATTGTTTAATTGGACTTGTCTGATACCAGCTGTAGCAGGTGCAGCAAATGATAGGTTATTGAATGTGTTTACATCCGTAATAGTTGTTGCATTCGCTGTAATTCCGGTATTTGTAAACGATACATTGTGATACGTTAGTCCACCCCCAATAAAGGGAGTAATAAGGCCGCTAATTAAAAATGTAGATGTACCGGCATTAAATGTTAGATTGGTGGTGGGTGTTGTAAAGATTACACTGCCGCCGGCGCCAGCTGCAGCAATGGAAATGGTACTTGAACCAAGATTTACAGTCCTTGGCAATGTACCACTGACATTCAACCCTCCATTGTTGTTTGTACTCTGCAATGTTACATTAAAATTGTTTGTATTAAACGTACCCTGTAAAATGTCGAGGCTGGCAGATGTAGTACCGGTACGGACGGTTAAGGCATCTCCCAACCCAACCGTAATACCAGCCCCGTTAATGATAGTACGAGAGAAATTTTTACCTGCCGTTGTAAGTGTTCCAGATCCAGTGATGGTGACGTCACCCGTGTGACTCCAAGTCATGGCTGTAACGAGTGTGATACTGCCGGCTATGGATATAGCCGCAGTACCTGTAATTGTGCCGGTAAACCCTGTACAGTTGATCGAGCGGGCACCTGTGTTGCCAGAGGCAATCGTTACAGTACCGACACCCGAGGCAGCGTCAAAGAAAACGTCGTCTACTGAGGTGGGCACGGAGGCACCGCCCGGTCCGCCAGATGTAGCCGACCACTTAGTGCCGGCTGTCCCGTCCCAGTTAGCGGTGCCTCCTACCCAGTACCTGTCAGGCATTACTCGCTCGCTTCTTCAGGCACTTCAGCTGGCGGAGAGTTTACGATCGCTAGCCAGTTGTCAAGCCTCTGCTGCTTCATGGCTGCAATATCTTCTTCTGTATATGAGTGATCATGAGGTAGATGCAGTGCGTCACGGAACACGCCGTGAGGTGTGTCAAACTCGAAGATGATCTTGATCATTTCCATCTCATTGTCTCCGCTATGCTTCTGTTACGGACGCCACAACATCCCAGAAGAGGTCCGTCGCATTATATATGCACCCGACGTAGGTAGTCTTGTTTGCTACGGTCGTGTTGGGTAGAGTCACGCCTATTGCTCTATAGCCGCCAGATGTAGTCGTCCAGCTCAAGGTCCTTCCGGTGCCGTTGTCCTTGAGTCGGATGACTAGCTTCTGTCCGTTGGTCGGCGATCCTGATGGAGCTGCAATGGTGGCAGGGCTTGAAGCCAGAGCCGTTACGTTGTACTGATCTGCTGTGTCAGATGTCGGCGTGATAGTAGAGGCCGTGGTGATGCTTACGCTTCTTACGCCGCCTGTTGCAACAGTGGTCCAATATACACTAGTGCCGTTTGATGACAGCACCTGACCTGCAGTGCCCAAAGAGCCGTTGGCAAAGATGCCTGCGCCTGGAGATATGACCAGCTCACCGGTTGCGTTAATCAGTACGTTAGCGGCGGTCGTGAGACCAGAGGCATTGATGAACGTATTGACCGTCGAGTTGCCAAGTCTTATGTCAGTCAGACCAACAGTGGTTGTCGTGGTGGAGTTAGAGATGAGGATTGTAGCGTTTGACTGCTGAGTGTTTACGGTAGTGTTGCCCATATGGACATTGGCAGTGTGGGTATGGATGCCAGAGATAGTGTAGGCGCCAGATGTGTTCACGTACGATGCCGCGGCAACTCCACCTAGATTGAAGGCATTGTTTGCACCGGTGCTGTTTGCAATAGTAGCGCCGTTGATGGTGACTGTGGCTAGACCGTACACAGAGTTTACAGTTGCGTTGCCAAAGCCGATGGATGAGGCATTCAGTGTGGCAACGTTGCTGTTGTTGATGACAATGATAGCATTTGACTGCTGAGTGTTTACTGTGGTGTTGCCCATATGGACATTTGCCGTATGGGTATGGATGCCAGAGATAGTGAATGCAGCAGTGGTATTGACGACGTTGCTTCCAAGCTGAGCCATCGGCAAAGTGCCGGTGGTTATGTTGGTCGCATTGATTGTAGTAATGTTCACGCCGTTGCCGACGAAGAAAGCACTAGACCCTAGCGTAACATTTCCGGACACGTTTGCAACACCGCTGATTGCAACGTTGCCTCCAAACCTAGAGACAGTGTTTGATATGACT